AACGTTTAATAATTATGTTAGGTGGTGTAATTGTAAATTTCATATTAGGAATTGTAATTTATATTATGATAACCTTTACCTGGGGAGTAGATTATGTAAAATCTACCGATGTAACAAATGGATTTGCAGTTCACGAAATGTTTAAAGATTTCGGTTTTAAGGATGGTGATAAAATAACCAAATTTAATGGGGATGAACCTTTAGATGTTACAGATATTAACAAGCATTTATTTTTAAGAGGAATAACAACATTAGAAGTACTTCACGAAGACGGAAGTGTTGAAACTATAAGCATCCCTGAAGATATTGGAAGTTTAATGTGGACAAATGGTGTAATGGAACCTTTTACCCCAAGAACAGAAGCGGTTATAGACACCGTTGTTGTTGATTCTCCTGCTGAAATTGGAAAAAAAGTAGCTGAAATTTTATAATATAAATTTAAACAATGAAATTATTAGAAAACAAAACGGTTATAATCACTGGCGCCAGTAGAGGAATAGGAAGAGGAATAGCACTAGTTTTAGCCTCTCATGGAGCTAATATTGCTTTTACTTATTCTAAATCTGTTGATTCAGCTAATGATTTGATTGAAGAGATGTCAAAATTTAATATAAATTGTAAGGCCTATCAAAGTGATGCTGCAAGTTTTGAAGATTCTCAAAAGTTTGTTGATATGGTAATTAAAGACTTCGGAACTATAGATGTTTTAATAAACAATGCAGGTATAACTAAAGATAATTTGTTGATGAGAATGAATGAGGATGATTTTGACAAGGTTATTGAGGTTAATTTAAAATCTGTCTTTAATATGGTTAAAGCCACTCAAAGAACATTCTTAAAAAATAGATCTGGAAGTATAATAAACATAAGTTCAATTGTTGGAGTTAAAGGAAACGCAGGTCAATCTAATTATGCAGCTTCAAAAGCAGGTGTTATAGGTTTTACAAAATCAATGGCAATAGAATTAGGTTCAAAAGTAGTAAAGGATACACCATCGTATAGTAGTTATGCGATTGGAATTTCATTGCCTTTACAATTTGGAAATAATACATTTACTCAAACCTACCAAACCATAGACCAAGTTAAATCAAATATAAAAAATCTATTATTAACTAAAAGGGGTGAACGAATCCTACAACCTGAATTTGGAAGTGGATTGCAGGAATTATTGTTTGAACCAAACACATCTGATTTTGAAGGTAAGATTGAAGATGCTATTAACGAATCAATTGAACAATGGTTACCATATGTAGTAATTGATGAAATTAACATTGAGGCAACTGATGAATTGAAAGATAATAATAGAATAAATGTTTCGCTAACATTTAGAGTTGGAGAAAACGCACAACTAAATGAAGTAACCTTCACAGCACAGGGATAATAAGATATGGCAATTACTAAAACAAATAAAAACTTTAAGAATAGGGGTAAGGATATAAAATACCTCAATAAAGATTTTGCTCAATTCAGAGGAAACTTAATTGAGTTTGCTAAAGCTTATTTCCCACAAACTTATTCTGATTTTAACGAATCATCTCCAGGTATGATGTTCATTGAGATGGCATCTTATATTGGTGATTCACTTTCATATTATATTGATGATACTCTAAAAGAATCTTTAATGGTTCATGCGGAGGATATTGAAAATGTAATATCGCTTTCACAATATTTGGGATACCAACCAAAAGTAACATCACCGGCGGTAACAACCCTTTCGGTTTACCAATTAGTTCCATCCATTGGAAGTGGTGTAAACAACACATATGACCCAAAGTATTTGTTGACTATAAAAGAAGGTATGAGAGCAACATCTACAAATGGTGTATCTTTCATTACAAAAGATGTAGTTGATTTTTCAGATGATATGGATAGAGAAATTACAATTTACCAAACCGATTCGGTTACTGGTGAAGCATCTCTTTATTTGGTTAAGAAATTTGTTCAAACAATTTCAGCAGAAGTTGTAACGCAGGAATTCACATTTGGTTCATATCAGGCATTTAATAAAGTAGATTTATTAGAAACCAATATTATTGATATCTACGATATAAGAGATTCAAACGGAAACAAATGGTATGAGGTTCCTTATTTGGCACAAGAAATGGTATTTGTGGATTATCCAAATACTGAATCAAATGACCCAGACCTTTATCAATTCAAATCAACAGTACCTTACATTCTTAAAACTATCAAAACTCCAAAGAGATTTGTTAAGAAAGTAAATGGTGATAGTACAACAACTATTCAATTTGGAGCAGGAGACCCATCGGCATCCGATGAACAACTAATTCCAAATCTTAAAAATGTTGGATTGGGATTACCAAACTCAATTAGTAGATTGGAAGAATCATTCGACCCAACAAACTTTTTGAAAACAAAAACATACGGAACATCACCAGCAAACACAACACTTACGGTAAAGTATTTAGTTGGTGGTGGTGTAGAATCTAATGTAGCAAAGGGAACGATAACTAAAATCAGTTCGATTGAATTTGAAGAGGATACTCAATTATTCACTCAAACTGAATTAGCATTGTATAACTCAACCAAAAATTCGGTAGCAATTGATAACGAAGTTCCTGCAACTGGTGGTAGAGGTGGTGAAACTATCGATGAGATTAGAGAGAACGCATTGGCAAACTTTGGTTCTCAAAATAGAGCAGTTACCTCAAAGGATTATCAAGTTAGAGTATTATCGATGCCAACTAAGTATGGTTCAATTGCAAAGGCTTACGCTACCGCAGATGGTACCTTAGATAACAACTCACCATCTTCAATTTTAAGTTCACCAAAAGCTCTACAAGAGTTTACCGATTTGGTAATGAGTTTTGTGGAGAAGCCAGATAATGAAGAACCAGATAGAAAATCAGTTCAACAAGAACTTCAGAAATTCTTAATTGGAAAAACATCTAATGAGAATGAAAAGAATAATCCATTTGCAATTAACCTTTATTTATTGGGGTATAATGCAGATGGTAAATTGGATGTTCTTAATTCAGCAGTAAAAGAGAACTTAAAAACTTACTTAAACGAATACAAAATTCTTACCGATGGTGTAAACATTAACGATGGATTCATTATTAACATTGGTATTAACTTTGAAATTATAACATACAACAATTACAACAAATCTGAAGTTGTAACTCAATGTATTCAAGAATTGAAGGATTACTTTGATATCAACAATTGGTCATTCAATCAAACAATCAATTTAAGTGAATTGGAATTAATCATCGCAAATGTTGATGGAGTTAGTTCGGTTCCGAAATTAGAAATTGTAAATAAGTGTGGTGGGCAATATTCACCAAACTCATATAATATTCAAGCGGCAATTAAAGATAAGATTTTATATCCATCTTTAGACCCATCAGTTTTCGAAATCAAATTTCCAAATGCGGATATAAAAGGGAGGGCTAGATAATGTATTACTTTTTAACAGCATCAAAAGATGCATCGGTTTACTTACAACAACCCGACCAGAATTGTGGTTTAGATGAGGTATTAGAGGTTAGTAAGGTTTATTATGGTAACATCAAAGATGTATCCAGAGCACTCCTTAAATTCGATATTACACCACTTTCACAAAGTATTGTTAGTGGTGATGTAATCTTAGATGAGGCAACTCTTATTATGAGAGAAACTGAATCTGAAGAATTACCATTACAATTTACAATCGAAGTATATCCAGTTTCTCAAAGTTGGGAAATGGGTAATGGTACTCGATTTGATACCATTTCAACCGCTGGTGTAACTTGGAATAATAGAGAAGGTGATTCTACTCTAAGATGGTTGCCATTAAATGAATTTGTAGCAGAATCTACTGGTTCATATGAGGGTAAGGGTGGAACATTCTATTATACTGTATTTGGAACTCAAAACTTTGAATATCTAAGTAAAGATATCAATATGGATATTAAAGATATTGTTGAGGATTGGGTTAGTGGTTCAATTCCAAACGATGGTTTAATAGTTAAACTTCCATTTGAGAATGAAAATGATACGAATGATTATGGTATCCTTAGATTCTTCAGTAAAGAAACAAATACCATCCATCAACCAAAATTAAGAATTGGTTGGGATGATAGTTCATTTGCAACTGGTTCATTAACCGAATTGACATCGGAAGAAATCAAAGTTGGAATTAGAAACTTTAAGAAAGAATATAAAGTAAACTCTACTCACAAACTAAGAGTAGTTGGTAGAGATTTATATCCAGTTAAAACATTTAGTTCAACTGCACAATATGGTATTTCTAAGTTCTTACCAACAACATCTTACTATCAGATATCCGATTATCATAGTGGTGATGTAATTGTTCCTTATAGCGATTACACAAAACTAAGTTGTGATGTTGATGGAAACTATTTTAAGTTAAACTTAACCAATTGGGAAGCTGATAGAGTATATAAAATTGATTTCAAAGTTGTAATAGATGGAACTCCATACTTCTTTGATGAGGATTATACATTTAGTGTTGTAGGATAATATGAAGAACGCCGGTTTGAAGAATGAATCCCAAGTTGGGAAAATTTTAGTAAGTGGTTCTAATGCCTTAAAGCAGAAGAACGAAGCCGGTGTACGTCTTTTCGAACAATCGGATTTAACCGATGGTATTATTAGTGGAAAGTTGGTAAGACCAAATTATAATACTGATGAATTAAAAAAATCATTAGATACAACTATATTTGAGTTAATTCCACAAACACCAACTCCTCAACCTGATACTGTTCTTCGTTCAATTTATAATGTAGCAACTCAATCAATAAATGATTTAACATTGGAAGTTCAGAGATTAACTTCAAATGTATTAGATTTACAATCTAAAGTTACTCAATTAGAAATTGTTTCCGAAAGTTTAAGAGTTGAGGTTGATAATGAAAAGTTAAAAGCAAGTGTTGCTGAAACACAATCAACTACCGCTAATAAACAAGTAGCATCTACTACAATTGATTTATCCAACGCAATTCAAAACTCAATTAACGAAGCAGTTGAAAGAGTATCGTTAACTGCTAGAATTCAAGCATTGCAAGAATCGTTTAGAGTTCAAAAACAATTAACGATTGAAAACGAAAAACAACAAGCGGCTCAAACGGCTATCGAAGGTATCAATGGATTCTTCGAACAAACCGA